TGCTGCTGCTGTTGCTGATCGAGCATAGCTTGATCTCTGCCCAATAGGAAGTTGTTTTGAGCCTTCTGTTGATTTGCCTGAAACGCGCGATTGTCCGCAGCTTGGTTCCACGCAAAGGCGTTTTGGTTCTGCTGCTTATAAGCATCGAACAAGCGATCGTAGCCTGCTTGCTGGGCATTGTACTTTTGCTGCTGCTGCTGCAATACAAGGTTCTGCCCATACTTCCTTTGAGACGAACTGGAAGGAAGAGCTACTGCCGCCGCATCGTGTCTAAGTGTGATTGCCATTTTTCATTTATCCTTCGGTGATGAGCCTAATTCTAACCTATGTGCCCTTTATCTGTCATCTTCTAGGGGGGGCCGGTGGCGGGTAGGGGTGCTCGGCATTGAGTTTGGCTACCGCATCGGAACGGCTGCATGAGCACATGGTTAGTAGTCGCGTTAGTAGCGCATGGGCGTCGGGTGATTTGCACGATCGTTTATTTAGCCGGTGCGCGGTGTCTCCGATGCCGGCGTCGCCTGGAAGGCGAAAGAATGTCAGCCAGCCGATTAGCCGTTCGGTGCGTTTACGGGCTTCTTCAATTCGCGCTCGGCGTTCTTCGGTCTTCAGCGTCAATAAGTTTCCTGGAGCGTCGGTACGCGAGATTCTGGTGTCACCGTGAAAGTATTGCTGCCACTTTGCGCGTTTCTCTGGCGTGCTGACCGGATTGCCGTCGTCGTCGTGGCCACGGCATAGGTCGCGTAGTCTGCCTCGTAGTTTATCGCAATCGGTCATGATGGGTCGAACACCGTGACGCTAAACGTAGGGACAAGTCCATCTGGGCAACATCCTTCACCTGGGAAAGTGAAGCTAAAAATAAATGGATCGCAGCTTGCTGCATTTTCTCCCAAGACATCCTCATTTCCAGGGCTTGGACAGTCATCGTCGCCGGTATCGCCGAGCAGCATCCTCATCCTGAATGTATTGTGCTCAACGTCTTCGTAGCATTCCATCGTAATTGCTAGGTCGTGGCCGCATGATCCAAGCGTCACTGTACCCGTGTACCGAACGAACGCTCCAGTCATCGATCTGTATGGCGCTGGTGGATCGGTGTAGGCAGATACTCGCGTTAGCGTTCCGCCACCGCCATCTTCAACGCACAAACATTCGCCGTCGTCTTCGGTGTGAAATATGACATCTAGCGTGTCGGGGTAAGCGTGGTCTGGGCAGCATCCCTCTGAAGGTACTACGCATATTTGATCAGGCCAAGTACAGTCATCGGGTGGCGTAGATAGGTCTGCTCGATATGTAAGGAGGAAAGAGCAAAGTGGGTTTATTCCCGTAGCTGATTTCCAAACCATCGTGTACGCGCCGACGGTCATTGTGAGCGTCGCTAAGGGACCGGCTGCAAGGACAAGTGTTGCATCGCAATCGGGATGCTCGCCTGGATCGGTGACGGTCCAGGTGCAGTTGCTCTCTGGCCCACCGTTAAACAGTCCAGGCGTCTCAAGTCCACCGGCAAAAAACGAAGTACAGCACCAGTCGTCTGCGCCAGTAGTGTCTAGGGCAACGAGATCGTAGAACTGTGGAGACTCGATAGCGCATGGGGAGCTACCGTTTGGAATGCAAAGGATTCCGCATGGATTACAGCATCCTTTCGTATGTTTTCCTCCACCCATCGATCAGCCTCCTATGGGCAACAAAGGCCCTGGAGCACCCAATGGCATGGAGTCAAATCACCAGGTGATGCGGTAGATGATTGATCCTGGAACACTCCCTCAAACGCCGTACCCTTGCGGCCTACGAGCGCGGCGTCTGTTTCGTCACCGGCTAAACATTGCGGATCGTGCTCGTAGACTTTTGCCGATGCAAGATGCAAGCTCGTGCGGTTGCATGGCGGGCTAATGATCGTGACGGTCAATTCGCGCATGCCGTCGTATGGTGAGGCCGTGTCATTGACGGTGGTAACGGAGTCAACGAGGAACTCGATGGTGCCACCGCCTTCGGGATGCACCGCGTAGTAAATACCACCCGACTTGACGCATATACCGCGCTCGCCAGACTTCAAGTGCGAGAAGTCACCGAGCGTATTCTTTACTTCTGCGGATGCCTCTACTTGAGTGGCGTCGTCCATTGAACGAATTTCCGCCAGTCCCTCCGTAGCACCCATGTCTTCAGACAGCGTGAACAGGAAGTGATCATCTCCTGCCTTACTATCAATCAACAGCCAATTGACCACCTTCCCGTTGTGGTCGTACAGTATCCCAATCTCGTCGGTTAGATTTTCTGGCTGGCCACCGTCCAATCCACCTGTGACCACTCCTGGATTCTGACCCACTCGCCACTTAACGGCTACGGGCGAAGGCGGAAAGTATGGCCCCTGTTTGAACTCGTTTAGCTCCGTTCGGCCCTGCGTTGGCAGAAACGCTGGATAGATTTCTCCAATCTCGTATGTCCCTGTCGTGCGCTTACCAAATGGCTTCGCTACGGATATGCCTGGCTTATTTGCATCCCCAGAAGCGTAGTCAACGAACTTCAGTATCCTCGGGTCAAACCCACGGCAGATAACATAGTCGTCGTAGGTGTCGTCTGCCGCCACTTGCATCATCGCGCACCAAGGTGACGTGCCGCTCTGATGCAGTTCTGCATAATCCCCAGCCATCGGGGAAAATGGCGGTGGTATCTTGTAGAACGGTGTTGGACGACGGCGTTTCCTGAAGCTCATTAACCCTGCCCTTTGTGTCCACGCTGGTTATCGAACGTCTGCTAAAAGACGGGCCGAGCTGATGCCTGCGATAACCGCCGTTCCCGAAGCCGCATCCGTAACCGTGGTCGTTATACGAACGTCGAGGATGTCACCTGGTGACAGCGCAGATGCGTTCAACGCAAAGTCTATGTCTGCGAATACAAGGCTGTTGATTGTGGTTGCGGCAGTGCTAACCAAGTCAGAGCCAATGGCGTCGTCAGGGTCGCCCTGGAGCTTGTAGACCTCTACGTCCAAGGTTGCTGTCGTGTCGGCGACAGTCGTAATCATCCCACTCTTAAAACGCAGCGAGATGCTTTGTCCTGCGACGTACTCCCACGGCAATTGCACGAGAACCCGCGCACGGTTGCTGCTTGCCCCTGCGGTCTTCAGGTCTTGCGTCCTCAGTGTCGGCGTAGCGGTCCCAAACGTACCGCCCACCAGTCCCAGGTCGTCAGTAGCCGGTGTTCCAGGTAGTGGGGTCTGCATGGCATCCCAGACGCGGAAGTCCGTCAGCGGGATGGGGAACGATTGTGCGCGAGCTAGCGCCAGGATGTTAGCTTTGTCTATCGGGGGCGATAGTGTGCCGCCCAATCGGAGATTCCCCGATACGATAGCATCGCCAGTAACGTTCAAACCTGTAGCCATAATGAAAGTTCCTTAAATAAAAGTTGGAGTAACACAAACACTCAAACATCAGGGGGTCAACCATCCGCCGGCGCTGTCCCCTAAGCCGCTGATCATGCTGGACAAGTCTTTGAACTCTGGAGACACGTCCGTCCGATCCTTCACGAAGTCATAAAGTCCGATGAGAAGCTTGTTGCGAGTGTCAAGTTGATAGGCCATCAGCGTCCTATTCTCATCAGCCACAGACTTCCATCCATTGAGTCGCTGTGCTGCTGTATTCATTCTCTCGACGATAGCTCGGTGCTTGTGTTCTGCCAGGGTATTGGCGTTCTGCATTAGCAGGGTCGAGAACCTTTCTTTGCCGCCCAGGACGCCGGTTAGCGCTGTCTGTAGCTGTTGCAGAAGAATGTCTCGCTGCGACATCTCGCCGCGCGTTACGTCCTGCTTGGCTTTATGTTGGCGGTCGACAGCTTCGACAAACATCTGCTCAACTTGCTGCAACTGCTCGTATAGTTTGTGGGTCTCGGTGTTGGACCACTTCGCGAATACGTCTCGCAACTGATAAATGCGGTCAGCCGAATCTATTGTCTTCTGCCTGACATCTTGCAGTTTAGCGTATAGCTGTGATTGGACTTCTAGCCCGAGACGATAGTTAGCGTCCCTGGCAGCGAAAATAGCCTGTTTGCCCGATAATACGCGATTACGCATCTCTTGCAGCAGAGCATAAACTCCGCTGATTAGCGAAGCCTGATACCGCAATACTTCCTGGCGAACCGAATGTAACTGGTTTTGCCCATCGAGCGTTCTGGTTCTCATTCCCAACTGCTGTTCGTAGAGGCGATTCTCGCCGTCAATGGTCTGGCCACGCATGGCGCGCTGCTCTTCGTACAACCTGTGCTCGTTGTCCATTATCTGCGAACGCATCGACCGCTGTTGCTCGTACAGCTTGTGCTGGTTGTCGAACTTTTCTCGATTCAATCGGTCGTTGAGCAACTGGATTTGCTCGTCCCTGTCTCGATGATTGCGCTCTGTAACGTCTGCCACAATCGCTGATGTATACAGACCACGGCTAGTCAACGATTGCAACTGTGCCGATAGCTTTGAAGCAAACTCTTCGTTTATTCTGGCAAGCTCAGTTGCCCCCAGTCCATCTAAGAAACCCCTTGCCGAGCTGTCGTGGGTCGCGTAATCGCTAGCTAGAGCGTCTGTGATTCCCCTGGTTGTGGTCGCGTGTGGCGTATAGTCGGTAGCCAGGAAATTAACAATGCTCCTGGTTAGCGTTGCGTGCGTCGAATAATCGGTAGCCAACAGGTCCAGTACCGCTTGGTAGCTCACAACATGAGCGTCAACCAGAGTTCCCGCAGTTGTCTTGATTGCTCCAAGGTCCGTCTCGACCGACTGGTAGTCCGTGTCGAACGAGGTGAGGATTGCATTGACATCACCCACGTAGGTACTCACATTGTCAGCCACGCTGGCTAGCAATGCGTCAATGTCTGCTACGTGATTGTTGTAGTTCGCCGCAAGGGAATCGAACTGTTGGATGTAACCTGCAATATGGTCGTCTAGTATCGTGTCCAGCGCGCCTACTTCTCCCAGAACTTCGGCGATGTGCGATGTGACGTTCTGGTCTAGTTCCGCAAGCCGACTGTTGTAGTCGGCGATATACGTCTGTAGGTTGGTATCCTGTTCCGTCAACAGGTCGCCAATAGTCACTGCGTTTGCTGCGGCATTGTCTTCCAGTTCACTCAGCCGAGAATCCATGTCTACCAGAGCTACCTTCGCCTCTGCTGCGTCAACCGCCAATTCCGTCTGGGTGTCATCAATTAGGGTTTCGACAGAGGTCATGTACCCGTCTAGGTCGGTCAGAAACATACCCGCTTGAGCGTTCTGCGCCTCTGTCTGCGCATTGAACTGGTCATGCGAGCCGTTAATCATCTCCGCCCAGTTGAAAATTACCTGGTTGTACCGGACCTGATTAGCGTCTCTCGCTTCATTGGCAGCGACCGTGTAAGCGTTGCACAGACTGAGCAATGTCTCCTGCGGCCTCATGCCCTCGCGCGTCAGCGCAAAGTAATTTATAGGCGGGCTTGTCGTGGTGTCCTGAGTAATCCCTGTGACTTCGTACCCCTGGGCGACCAGCCACCCCATAACGCTCTCTGGGACTTGGCTAACTGTCTGCGTTGCCCACCAAATACTCAGAAACGGATTGGCTATCGGCGGCAGAATGTATGGGGCATTGATTGGATGAAGCGGATCGCCTTGTCCGAGATCCTGTTCTGGTACGTCTGGTACTTCTGGCATCGCCATGTTTTATCTCCATTTTCCCGAGGCAATAAACTCGGCTGCCGCGCCTTCCCATCCCCAGATTCCACTGGAAGACAGTAGCAGAATCATAAACAGCCCTCTAGCTCGCGGGTAGACTCGGTGATTAACTCCAGCGGTCCAGACGCCGCTACTGTGAACATTTGATGGAGTTCCGCTCGCAACCAACGTTTCAATAGCCGCCTTGGCATTTGCGCTAACCTGTTCTGCCGTCTCACCCACCAACAGCCTCCAAGTGACATTGGACGATCCAGCAGCCGTAATGCCGTGCATACGAAGTATCCGCCCATAACTATCCCCGTCTTTGAGCTGAATCGGACCTATCGCAATGTGCGAACCAGTGTATCCAAATTTGAATGGCCAAAATCCGCCCTGCTCTGTTTCAAACAGCCATGAAACCGCTGCCGTAGGGATGTAAATGCGAACACATCGAGTTTCATGGTCGTACTCAAGTACCGTGTCAGCGTCCGCGACTCCGGTTAGCTCCTGTGGTATCACATCTTCGGATAGCGCCTGCAAAGACGAGCCATCAGCCCCTACCGTGTAGACCCCATGCGATGAAGTAAAGTAGTAGCGGTCCAGATGGTCGCGGCACCACGCTCTTGGCGCAATGATGCCTACGTCGCGCGAAATGTTCCTCAGTCCACCATCAGCGGTCGGGTCGCCTTGCACAGCCCAGAGCGAATTGCTGGTAGCCGCCAGAAGGTAGGCGTCCTTGTGAGGGATTAACGCAGTGATATTTCCTCCAAGTTCGCCAGCCTCCGATAACTGCATCACGAATGGACGACCGACATCACTAAGGTCGGATGAAAGATCCCAGTCCGTGTGATCGCCCTGCCTACTTGCGTAGATTGCTTGGCCAACAGGGCGAATAAACCGGTCGCGATAGATGCAGTCTGCATTGCTACTGACACCCGGCGCATCAGCACCAGGGTCAGCAACAACGTACCCTCCAGAATGTACGACTCCTACGGTTGCTGTGGCCGCAGGGGGAGTCCACGAACCTCCCCGTAGGCGAGATTGGAAATCAAGCGTTCGGCAGTTGATTGCCCACGGGCTGTAATATCTCTCACGCCGGCCAACCTCCTGCCGCAGAGACATACGACGATTGATGCCTGACGGCCAAACTAGCTCTTTTACCGGCATCAGCGTTGCCCCCCACTCTTTGGAGAGCTAAAATACGAACAGCCAGAG